TAGACGATTCTGATGCTCAACGGAAGTTGAGTGCGATGGGCGCAAGGTCGCAGAACATGCGTCCTGTTTTTGAGCAAGCCAAATTCATGTTGCGTCGGGCCAATGCGGCAAACTTTGCTTCAAATGGTTTGCCGGTTGGCGGGTGGGCGCCTCGCCGTGACGAGGAATTGTGGCCGCTGATGAAGCGGACTGGTGCTTTGGCTGGTTCCCTTTCCACGCTTAGTGGCCCTCCGAATGACATTGGGCGTCGTGATGCGACGTTTGGTACTTCCGTTGAGTACGCCAAGTTTCATCAGTACGGAACTAGCCGCATGCCAAAACGACAAGTTGTTTTTGAGCCGCTTGGGTTCCGTCAAGAATTGAGTGAGAGGGCCGTTTCTTACATTATCAACATGCGCAAGCGGGTGTTCTGATGTTGCAGGGAGTGGCAAAGGTTAAGAAACTGGTAAACGACTATCTTGCCCATGATCTCCCGACGCGCTTGGTGACTTACCGAAACTACTGGGAAGTTGATGAGGACTCACTTCCAGAACCGCTGCTTTATTTGACGTATGAGCCTGTTGCGCTTGACCATTGGCCCACGCTAATCACCGTCGCCATTTCAATGCCTGACCTAACGCGCGACGATTACGACCAAAATCTGAATCCCCAATATTCTGTTCGCTACACCATGCGAACGTACGTTTGGGTAAAGGCGGACGGGTCCGAGCAGTGCACGGAAATGCGTGATAACTTGACGACAGTTGTTCGTTCTGCACTATTGGATCATCCGAGCCTCAGGACTTACAACAACAGCAGTTGCGATGTACTAATCGAAGAAAGCAGCATTCGCGAAGAGTACTCAGACCTTACGCTGATCAAGGGCGAACGCGTGATGGCAGGTGCGTACATCGGATACGACATCAATGCCGATGAGGAAATTCTTCGCAGCACAATTGCCGACTCGATTACTGAAGTTGAAATTGAAACGGAAGTTCTTGCGCACATCATGGACTCGTAGGATCAAACTGGCTTGCCCGAATCCAAATCTTATAAACCGTGCAAAGGAAACAAAAAACAGGCAGATCTTCACATTTGCACTTGCGGTTATTTCTTTCTGAGAGTGACCTAGAGCGTTTAGTTGCTTGTGGAAAATGAGTACGGTTTGGTCTGCGGCAAAAATCAGTTTGCAATACGTGCCGTAAAAGAGGGTCTGGTCAGGGTACTATCCGAATAAGTCTTAAGGACAAATGATTCCTTACACGAAGTAAGCACGGTCGTGTAGTAATCTTGCCAATGGAACACGGTTCATAGGAGGGCCAATGCCCGGTGTAGTCGTCACAACCGCAGTTAGGACGGGTCCGACAACGGATACCGTCAATGCTTCTTCAACTTTCTTTGTTGTTGGTACCGCATCTCGCGGGCCAGTTGACGAGGCGCGACTGATCACGGGTATTGCGGACTTTGAAATCCTGTATGGCGAGTACAGCGCAACCCACACTCTTTACTCGCACGTCAAGACATACTTTGAAGAGGGTGGCTCACGGGCCTACGTCTCACGCGTTGTTGGCGCCTCCGCAACCGCAGGCTTCCTCGTCGACGGCGACCTGACCTTCACGGCAGCCAACCCCGGCTCATGGTCCTCTGACGTGGAGGTCGCTGTCACCCCCGTCGCCACCGGCGGCTTCCGAGTGAAGGTCTACTTCACCGACGCCAACGAGGTCACTTCACTTGTTTACTCCTCAGGGATCGTCTACACGACCACCGAGGCAGTGAACGCGGTAACCCAATCGGCAACCGCTTCCGCTTATATTGTCCTCACAACGGACAATGACGACGCAAACCTCGTTGAAGTCACTCAGGAGGCTTTGAGCGCTGGCGCTAACGGCAACGCTGTCGTGGAGGCAGACCTGATTGACGGCCTTGACCTTTTCTTGTCAAACCTTGGCGCCGGTTCAGTGGCAATGCCCGGCCAGTACGGCGACACCGTCTACGATGCACTCATTGCTCACGCCGTTGAGAATAACCGGGTTGCGATTCTGGCAGTTGACCCAAGCAACACCACCGTTGAAGATGCCATCAACGACACCGAGACCTACATCGAAAGCGTTGTGAACGGCGAGTACGCAGGGATGTACTACCCGCACGTGACGATCCCCGGTCCGGGCGGCACCACCCTTACCATTTCCCCCGAGTCGTATGTTGCGGCAAAGCGTGCCGTGGCGCACAACAGGACGGGTGCTTGGGCGATTGGTGCTGGCCTTGCGTCTAAGGCGTCGTTTGTGAACGGCGCCACGGTTGCGATCAGTACCACGACCGGTCAGGAACTTGACGACGCCAAGATCAACGCCATCCGGATCATTCAGAACTCGGTGCGTGTCTACGGTGCTCGCAGCCTGTCGACCGACACTGAGAACTTCCGTTTCATCAATGGGCGCGACATGCTGAACTACATCGTGACCGAGGCTGAGCGCCGGTTGGAGGACCTTGTGTTCGCTCCGATCGACGGGCGTCGGGCAGTGTTCGGTCAGGTGGAGAGCACGCTTATTGCGATGCTTGAGCCGCTCCGCACCGCTGGTGGTCTTTATGAGGCGTTCGACGCCGAGGGTGTCCGGATTGACTCCGGTTACTCGGTTGTGGTGTCGGATGCGATTAACCCAATCAGCCAGTTGGCTGACGGTGTTGTTCGGGCAAACGTTGGGGTGCGAATTTCCAGCATTTCTGACCGAATCGAAATCCAGATTGTCAAGTCCAACCTCACGAGTTCCGTGGTCTGAGCGAGGTCATAAATGTCACAAAAGATTGCACAGCGTCAGGTAGTCGGCTCGGTCTCCCCTGAGACCGTTGGCGGCATCTCACCTCCCTCCTTCGGTGTTGGCCGTGAGGGTTACTTCGCTCAGGTGTCCGGTGGTGAAATCACCGCTTCTGTCGAGAAGGTGTACGACGGTGGGGCCATTTTCCCTGAGGTCCTTTGCGCACCGCCAGAAATTGGTGACATCACCTTGACCCGCCATTACGATCGCGACCGTGACGGTCAAGCGCTAAAGTTGCTGCGTCCCCTTGTCGGGCGTGCATACTACAGCGTGAGCGTCAAGGATCTTGATTGCGACCTAGTGGTTTTTGGGTCGGAGCGAGAGTACGCAAAGGCTTTGCTGGTTGGCCTTTCTGAGCCTGAGGGCGACTCGTCTTCGGGTGCACCGACCACGTTTTCCTTGACTTTCTCAATTTCGTCGGTTTCCTCCGTAACCTGACTTTGAGTTAGTCCCTTGACAGAGGGGTGCACAACCTCGGCGGAAATTGATGCCGTGTTGTTGCACTCCTTTGTCGCGTATTGGTGATAGTTTGCCGATCATGACTGACACCTACGATTTCACTGGATCATCGAAGTCTTCGACCACTTCAGACAAGTTGGCCGCTACAAGTGAGCCGACGACCGCCCTTGACCGGCTGCGACAAGAACTTTCCCGCAAGGTGGAACGGGCAACTATTCTGCTTGAGGTCCCCGAGCGGCCCGGTGTGTCCGTCCGGATCAGCCCAAACATCACTCAGCATCAAATGCGTTCATGGCGCAAGAATGCCGGTGAGGGAACGAAGCCGGGCTTTGACCCCACCAAGTTTGCCTGTTACGTGATTGGGAACACCACGACCGGTATCGTCATTGACGACGAAGAGGTTTTTTCCGATGAGGGAAACCCCCTGTCGTTTGCGTCGCCCGAGATTCTTGAGATGACGAACACCACTCGCCCCCTCCCAGACTGCATCCTTGCTTTCTTTGGTCTTGACCCCCACGTTGAGGCTGCGGCGCTTGCAATTATGGAGGCTGCCGGTTACGGAGAAGAGGTTGAGACCTCGGACCCTACGATGGGGTCCTAGAACATTTTGCTGAGGATGGCCGCATAATTACTGCGGCCCGACTTGGCGAGTTGTTTGGCACTGACCCCATCCAAATTCTCAATAGTGACGAGTTGGATTGGGTTTTGAGGCTTGCGTGCGCAAAAGTTATTTCGGAGGACCGTAAACGCCAGCAAGAAGAAATGGAAAAGCGCCGTTAGTTTGCGTTGTCTCTCCCCCGTAACTGCTTTTGAAGTGGCAACATGGGGGTAACTATGGCGATTCCGGGCGACGGCGGCAACGTTGTAATCAAGATTAAGTTTAACGTTGACGATAAGTCGTTGGCGGCTGCCAAAGCGAAGATTAAGGCGCTTGGTGGCGAAAGCAGTGGCGCCGCAAAGGACCTTACTGAACTTAGCGGAGCGTTCGACAACCTGAGCGACGACAGCGACCGCTCAACAAAAAGTTTGGACAACTTCACCCGAAAACTGGACAAGGGTGACAACAAACTTCGTGGTGCCACTCGCAGCACGAAGCGAATGGCTATAGCCATGAAGAGCCTGCTTGTCGGTCTCATCTACGTCACCGCCGAATGGTGGCTGATGGTTGCAGCCATCGGCGCCGTTAACGGTGTTCTGTGGGCTGGGCA